ACCGGCTGGTTCTACGCCGACCAGGGCATCGACCTCCTCAACCAGTTCGCCCTGTACGGGCAGATGTACCGGGCGCAGCCGTGGCTCGCGACGGTCATCGACAAGGTCGCCAACAGTGCGGCCCGGTTGTCGTTCAACTCGTGGGACACCCCCGACAAGGGCGAGAAGACCCTCGACACGTCGTCGCCGTTCGCGCAGCTGTGGGCGCGGCCGTGCCCGCTGATGCACCGGTACGCGTTCTGGCGGTGGACGTTCTCCACCTACGAGGTGTACGGGGAGGCGTTCTGGTTGAAGATCCGCGCCTCCGACACCGATAAGCGGGTGTTGGGGTTGTATCCGATGCATCCGTCGCGGACGGTCGTGAAGCGGCTGCGCCCCGACGAGCAGGCCGCGCTCGGGTACTCGTCGAACGTGCAGTACGTGTTCTCCCTCGGTGTCGCGTCGGCGGGGCTGCTGCGGGTACCGGAGGAAGAGGTGGTGCCGTTCCTGCGGTACAACCCCGACAACATGATGCGCGGCCTGTCACGGGTTGAGCCGCTGCGGACCACCCTCTACAACGAGGACGCCTCCAGGCGTGCGGTGGAGTCGTGGTGGAAGCGGGGCGCCCGCCCGTCGTTGATGATCTCCGCGCCGGCGGCCCTGTCGGAGAAGGCGTATGACCGGCTGCAAGCGAAGGTCGGGAAGGTCCACGGCGGCGCCGACCAGATGGGCGGCACCCTTGTCCTCGAGGAAGGCGCGAAGCCGGTCCCGGTGCAGCTGTCCGCGGAGGAGATGCAGTACATCCAGTCGCGGGTGCTGAACCGGGAAGAGGTCTGCGGGGTGTACGACGTCCCACCCCCGGTGATCCACATCCTCGACCACGCCACCTTCAGCAACATCACGGAGCAGATGCGGTCGATGTACCGCGACACCATGGCCCCCCGCCTAGAGGATGTGGAATCGGCGATCGACCACCATCTTCGTGAACCCGATTTCGGTGGGGCGGTGGAAGGCCGGTTCGCGCTCGACGAGGTGCTCCGCGGCGACTTCGAAACCCGCGCGACCGCAGTCGGGAACCTCATCCAGACGGGTGTCATGAAGCCGTCCGAAGCCCGGCCGCTGTTCGACCTGGACGACGCCGGCCCGGTCGCCGACAAGCTGTACGCCAACTCGGCGTTGCAGGAATTGGGTACACCAGCGACACGGATCACCGTCACCGACCGGACCGCGGCCGCCACCCCCGCCGAGGAAGCGGTCGCCGCCGGCGCGAACGCCGCAGTGGCATCGGAGATCGACAAGGAACAGCCCAGGCCCGCGGGCGTACCGGCGCCGAAGACACGCGCCGCCCGGCGGCGGGAGCGGCGCCGCGGCCAGTGGCGACAGGACACCGAGGAGTAGCAGATGGACGTCACCCGCAAGGACGCGACGATCACCAACACTGACGAGGCAGGCCCCGGCTCGTTCGAGGTTGTCCTGTCCACGGCGGCGAAGGACCGCGACGGTGAGGAACTCGCCGCGGAGGACTGGAAGCAGCCCCTGCCGGAGCACATCACGTTCGACGTCGACCACGGCATGTCGGTGGAGAAGACCGTCGGCTCCGGTGCCCCGAGCATCGAGGCCGGGAAACTGATCGTGCGGGGCACCTACTCGTCGCTGCCGCGGGCGCAGGAGGTGCGGACCCTCGTGAAGGAGGGCCACATCCGGACCACGTCGGTGGCGTTCATGTCGGAGAAGGTCAGCAAGGGTGGCAAGACGCGCACGGTTCGGGAGTTGCTGAACGGGGCGTTCGTCGCGATCCCATCCAACCGTGAAGCTGTCGTGCTCTCCGCGAAGGCGGGTGCCCGGAACTCCCGCACTGACGCGCAGCATCTGCAGGCCGCCCACGACGAACTGGTGCAGGCCGGCGCGGCGTGCGGGCCGGAGGACGACACCGGCGCCGGTGAAGGTGCGACGGGCGGTAAGGGCACTGAGTACCTGCAGCAGCATGCGGTCGAGACGAAGTACGCCGCGCAGGTGAAGGCGAAGTACTCCGCTGACCAACTGCGGTCGATGCTCGCCGCCGGGCACGCCATCGCCGGCCCGGACGGCTCCCCGTCCTACCCGATCGGCGACCTCGAGGATCTGAACAACGCGATCCACGCCGTAGGCCGCGGGTCCGGGTCCCACGACAAGATCCGCGCCTACATCATCCGTCGCGCGAAAGCCCTCGGCGCGTCCGACAAGATCCCCGACAACTGGTCGGCCAGCGGCGGGAAGGCGTACACCGCCGCCCAGGCGGTCGACGCTGCCCTCGACCAGGCCGCGACCCTCGTCGCCGGCATCGACCTGGCCACACTCCCCGAACCGGTCGCGAAGGCCCTCGGCCTGCTGACCGCCGCTGAGGAATCCATCGACGAACTGATGGAAGACCTCGACCCCATCGACCCTGACGGCGAAACCGAAGCTGGTGAACCAGCAGCCCCTGCGGCAGCCCCCGAGGCAGCCCTTGCGGCAGCAGGCAAATCCGCTGACATCGACGCCGTCAACTTGCAGTACCAGGCGATGAGCATCGAACTCGCCGCCTACACGGCCGACTAGGCCACCACCCAGTTCACTTCACGGCCCGCGCGCAACACGCGGGCTGTTCAGCATGCCCCCAAGGAGGCACGCAATGTCCATTCAGGACGCCAAGAACGCTATGCGTGTTCTGGCCACGAAGGCCAAGGACACGGTCGGCGACGAGAAGTTGACGCCGGCTGAGAAGAAGGCCGTCCTCGACTCGGTCGAGGTCGACCTGAAGAAGCACTCGGATGAGATTTCCGTGCACGAGCAGGCGCAGCGGATCGTCTCTGGCGGCGAGTCCGCCGACGACGCGAAGACCGTCGAGGCGCAGGAGGTGCGGGCCAAGTCGTTCGGTGCGCAGGTCATCGGCTCGGACGGCTACAAGTCGATGATGAACGGCCAGTCGAAGGGTGTCACCGTCGAGCTGAAGGTCGCGGGCACCATCGATGAGGGCATCATCCCCGCCTTCTCCGGCGGCGCCGGTATGGCCGGTCAGCTCGTCGCGCCGGAACTGTTGCCGGGGATCGTGCCGCTGCGGTTCCAGCCGCTGACGATCTCTGACCTCATCGCGCAGGGAGCCACCACCTCAGCGTCGATCTCCTACGTCATTGAGGCCGCGTTCCAGGACCTCACCGCGACGGTGCTGGAGAAGGGCACGAAGCCGCAGCTGGACCTGACCCTGGCCCGGCGTCAGGACAACGTCACGAAGATCGCGAACGTCGCCAAGGTGACGGACGAGATGTTCCAGGACGCGCCGCAGTTCCAGTCGTACCTGTCGAACCGGATGGTGTTCGGTGTCCGCCGGGTCGAGGAGGCGCAGCTGCTGAACGGCAACGGCACCGCCCCGAACCTGCAGGGCATCATGCAGCGCACGGGCCTCGCCACGGCCGTTGTCACGGTGACCCCGCTGAGCGGCCTGAAGATCATGGAGGGCATCTTCAACCAGATCACCGCCCTGCGGTCGACGTCGTTCGTGGAGCCCGACGCGTTCGTCATCCACCCGACCGACTGGCAGACAGTCCGGCTCGCCAAGGACACCACCAACGGCCAGTACTACGGCGGTGGCCCGTTCACCGGCGCCTACGGCCAGCCGCAGCCGTCCAACGTCGACATGCTGTGGGGCCTGAAGGCGGTCATCACCACAGCCATCCCCCAGGGCACCGTCCTCGTCGGCGGATTCCAGGAATGCGCGCAGGTGTTCCGCCGGCAGGGCATCACCCTGGAAATGACCAACTCCAACGTCGACGACTTTGTTAACAACCTAATTACTCTCAGAGCGGAAGAAAGGCTAGCTTTAGCCGTATATCGTCCCGCCGGTTTTGGAAAAGTAACCTTAACGGCATAAGGGACACAAAGACCCCCGCGACGGACTATCTCGCAACGAGGAGTGAGGCTATGCCCTACGACTATGTCGAGGACTACGAGGAAGTGACGGGTAAGAAGCCTGAGCCGGCTCCGGTCGAGGTGATGGGCGCGGAGGCGAAGGTCGTCGAGCCGCCTGCGGCGACCCCGCCGAAGAAGTCCAGCGTCAAGGCAGAGACGAAGTGACCCGGAGGGGAGGTGGGTTGAATGTCCAAGCGGTATGAGTCCGGGCAGCCGATCTACCTCCCCTTCGCGATCACCGACAACACCGTCACCCCGCCCGTCCCGGTCGACGGCGGCACGCTGACGGTGACCCTCGTCAAGCCCGACTTGACACCGGTCACCTACACCCCCAGCCACGACGGGGCCGCCGGGTCGGGCACGTACCACCAGATCATCCCGGCCACAGACCTGAACATCATCGGCCCGTACAAGTGGAAGCTGGTCGTCACCGGCGCGGGCGCAGGTGTCGACTACGGCGCGTTCGAAGTGTTCGACCCGTTCCAATCCGTGCTGGCTGCGTCCACGCCGGACCCGTTCGCGCAGGCGGTGATGGTGGCCTACTGCGGCTGGGACCCGACCACGCCCGTCACCGGTGTGACGGTGCTGCTCGACGGCAACGGAAGCCGACTGGTCACGTTGCCGTCGCTGCATGTCACCGCCGTCACTGCGGTCACCGTCACCGACCAGTGGGGCACGGTGCACACGTTGACGGTCGGGCCTGGTCTGACGGATGTGTCGTGGTCGGAGAACGGCTGCCTCACCTACAAAGGCAGCCAGTTCCCCGGCTGGCCGGAAGATCAGCAGAACGTGGCCGTCACCTACTCCGGCGGGTACGCGTCCATCCCCGCCGAATTGGACGCGGCGTTGGCGTCGATATCGAAGCGTGCGCCGTCCATCGGCGTGCAGTCCAAGCGGCTCGGTACCGCCTCGATCACCTACAACCCGCAGTTCCAGTCATCGGCCGGTGACCTGCTGGTCGTCGAGAAGATGGTGCTGGACCGGTACCGCATCCCGCGGGCCGCGTGATGGGCGACCTCGACGATTTCTACGTCCACACGGTGACTGTGGAGCCGTACCTCGGCGCCACCTCATCCGGCCCCCAATACGGGCCTGGGGTGGCTGTGGCGGGGTTCCTCGACACCACCACCGTCCTCGCGCCCACCGCCGGCGGGCAGGAAGCGACCGCGGCGTCGTCGATGTTCTACACCCCCCCGGAGAACGCCCCCCTGTTCCCGGTCCAGTCCCGCGTCACCTCAGCTGATCTCGGCGGCGACGGCAAAGCCGTCGTGGTGAAGGTCAACGCCCTCACCTCCGGCCCGCTGGACCTACCCGATCACGTGGAGGTCGGCCTGTTGTGACGATCCGCATCCAGAACGACCTGAACCTCGGCGGCCTGATCGACCGGGTCGCCGCCGTCGCCCCGGACGCGCTCGACGAGGCCGCGAAGCACGTCCTGAAGGTGTCGCAGGGCCGGGCGCCGCTGCTGGTCGACGTGCAACGCGCGAACCGGCAGGAACGCCCCGGGACGCTCCGCGAATCCGGGTACACGCGGGTCGTCGACGACTCGACGGCCGAGGTCGGCTACAAGGATTTCATCGCCGCCCGCCAGCACGAGGACATGGACCTTCACCACGACGTCGGCGTCCCGAAGTTCCTCGAGGGGCCGATGGTTGAGGAGAAGGACGAGGTGCTGCGGATCATCGCCCGCCGCGTCGGGGAGGCGCTGTGAGTTTCACCGACGACCTCCTCCAGGGCGTCGCCGCAGCGTTGAGCGCTGCTGGTGTCGGGGTGTACGACCCGGCCCGGGTATGGACCGCCGCTGACACGGCGGTAGCGATCGTCGCGGACGGCGCGGTGCCCCCGGTCCCGGACCGGGTCATCGTCCTCACCGACTACCCGATCGCGGACCACGCGTCGCAACCCAACTCGACCATCGGCGTGCAGTTGCGGTTCCGGGGCGCACCCAACGACCTCACGGGCCTCCGCACGACGCGGGACGCGGCGTACCAGTACCTGCAGTCCCTGCAACAACAGCCCTACGGCACGACGCATGTCGTGCAGTTCCTGCGTAGCTCGTCAGTGCCGATGGGGCAGGACGCCAACCAGCGGCCCGAATACGCCGACAACTACTACGCCGACACCGAACTCCCCCCCGGCAACCGCACCTACTAACCCACTGCTCTACCAGCTCCGGACGCGTCGCGTTCCGGGGATCTCGCCATGCCTTAGGAGGCAGCAGTAATGGCTGATGTCCGCAGACTCGCGCGCAATATCGGTGTCGACGTCTCCATCGACAATGTCACGTTCCTGAACCTGAAGGGGCGGGTCGACAACGCCCCGCAGATCACCCCGAACAAGGTCGACTCGACCGACGTCGACACCAACGGCTTCACCAGCGCGGAGATCACTCTGCAGTCCGGGGTGTTGACGGTGAAGTACAACGCGCTGATCAACTCCGGTGTGCCGAACCCGGCGCAGGAGATGGTCCGTAGCTGTGTCGCGAAGTTCGGTGACGCCGCGCGGCTGTACGTCCGCTGGTATGACACTGACGGCGGTCTCGACGCGTGGTCCGCCCGGTCGATCGTGGAGCTGCAGCGGTCCTCGACGAACGTCCCGGACCTGATGGCGATGCAGGCCACGTTCACCCTGGACGGGACGATCACCCCGATCGCGAACCCGTTCGCGGCGGCCCTGGCCCCGGTCGTGCTGACCGCGACACCCGGCGGCGCCGGTGTGGGGGCGCTGGTCACGATCACGGGTCAAGGGTTCACCGGTGTCGTCCTAGCGACCGGTGTGAAGTTCGGTGCCGTCACGGCACCGGTCACCGCCGTGCACGGCGACTCGGTGATCGTCGCGGTCATGCCGGCCGGCTCGGCCGGCGCGGCGAACGTCACCGTCACCAACCCGGTCGGCGTGTCGAACTCGCTGCCTTACACACGCACGTAGCTCTCAGACGGGGTGGGCGCGGCCCTGGCTGGGAACCGCGCCCACCCCCTCATCCCCAGCCGTCCCAGCCTGAAGGAGCCCAGCCGTGAAACACACCATTCCCCTGAAGATCACCATCGAAGTCGACGACCCCCCGCCAATACAGGGTGTCCAGACCCGGGAGGTCGACGGAGGCGTCGTACTGGACGTCCCGGCCGAGACCCGTAACCTGCTGATCCAGTTCGGGTGGGCACCCCCCCAGGACGGTGAGTGATGCCGTTCGAGGACTGGGACGACATCGCGGGCATCAGCCTGCCGATCAGCGGGAAGACCTACAAGGTCCGGCCGCTGAACCGCTCCCAGGGGCTGCAACTCGAAGTCGCTGAGGAAGCTGACGCTGCCGGCGCCCCCCTCGAAGATCAGATGTCCAACGAGGACTTCCAGCGGCTGATCCTCGGCCCGGTGCTCGACGAGATGCGCGGCGACGACGTGCCGGACACGGCGATCATCCGCGCCGCGCTCACCGCCCACGCCGCCCACAAGTACGGCATCGACGTCGCCGAGCACATGTGGAAACACGGGCCGTCCCCGGAAGCGTTGGCCGCCTCGATGAAGGCGGCCACCGAAGGTTCGACCACCTCGCCCGCTACGGCCGCGGGAAGGTCATCGACGAAGAAACCGGCGAGTACGAGTGGTACGACGTCGAAGCGGGCGCCGGCCAGAAAATCTCCTGGACGCAGATCAGCGACCAGTGGCCGCTAGTCGTCTCCGACTTCCAGTCCGAGTACCGGATCCGGCTGCTCGCTGAGCCCGGGATGACGTGGCGGGAGTTCGCCGCCTACGTCCTCGGGTTGTTCGCTGTCGATTCGCGCCTGTACCGGCATTTCACGCCGCAGTCCTACGACCCAACTGAGGGGGTGAACGATGGCGGGTGAGGCCACGGTCGGCAGCATTCTGGGGTACCTGAGACTCGACCGGTCGGACTGGGACAACGAACTCCGGGCGGCCGGTGTCAAGGCCGACGAGCTGGCCCGGCACAACCCGAACATCGACATCAAGACGAACGCCCCGTCAGCGATCGCGCAGTTGTCTGCGGTCGCGTTGGCGACGAAACGTCTGCAGGACGCGCAGGGTAGCGAGAGTGTCGCCGAGTCGAAGCTGACCGAGGCTAAGCGCGCCGGGGCTGTCGCGTCACAGGCGATGGCGGAGGCCACCTACCAGGAGGGTATCTCCGAGTCGAAGCTCGAGGCGCTGAAGAAGAAGGCTGCATCTACGGCCATACAGGTGAAGAAAGCCGAAGAGGACGTCACGAAAGCCCGCCGGGCGCAGGCGCTGGCCACCATCCTGCTGGCCGAAGCGAACGACCGCATGGATGCTGCGGTACGCAAGGCCGAGGAGGACACGAAGAAGACGGCGGCGTCCACCGACAAGACCACCAAGGGCCTCGGCGCGCTCGCGCTCGCCGCGTTGACCGTCGGCCCTGCGATGCTGCCGATAGCCGCCGTCGGCGCTGGCGCCCTCGTCGGACTGGCCGGGGCGGCGGGTGTCGCCCTATTGGGGATCCTCGGGATCAGCCAGGCGATCAAGGCGGGTACCCCGCTCGGGCAGCAATACCAGGCCGCGTTCAAGCCGGTCGTCAACGAGTTCGCCCGGCTCAAGCAGATCTCCGCAGCCGGGATGTTCGCCGGGATCAACGCGGGGATCAAGTCGGTTCAGCCGCTGTTCCCGCAGCTGAACCGGGACACGGCGATGTTCTCCAGCCAGATCGGGCAGATCGCCGGTCATGTCGGCGCCGGGTTGGTGGGGCTGTTCCATTCGCTGAACCCGCTGTTCCTGACGTTCGGGTCGCAGCTGACCCACGGCGCGTCGTCGTTCCAGACCTGGGCCACGTCCAGCCAGGGCGTGCAGCATTTCGTCGCCTACATGCAGACCACCTTGCCGAACGTGGAGCAGACTCTCGGGTCTCTGATCACCACCGTGTCGCATGTCGCCCAGGGGTTCGCACCGTGGGGTGGCACGATGCTCACCTCGATTCGGTTGCTGTCGACCGCGCTGAATCTGATCCCGGTCGGTGTGCTGCAGACGCTTGTGCCGTTGATCGCTTCTGGTGCGCTGGCGTTCAAGGCGTGGTCCGCTGCGGATACCGCGTCGACGAAGCTGGCCGGCCTCTCCACGAAACTGTCCGATGCGGGCGGTGTCGCGTCGAAGACGTCCGGGATGATCGGTGGGCTCGGTAAAGCTGTCGGCTTCCTTGGCCCGGCCGGGTTGCTTGCCGGCGCGGGGCTCGGCGTCATGTCGCTGGTGATGGGACACAGTCAGCAGCAAGCAGCCAAGCAGACCAGCCAAGTCAACGAGCTCGTCGCGGCCATCCAGAACGGTGCGGCGGCAGTCGGGGCCTGGAACAACGCGCAGGAGACCGGCGCTGCCGGGGCCACCCAGGTCGGCGTGTCGCAGAAGCAGATCACCGACGCCGTCATGAACACCGGCAACTCCTACCAGGCCGCGCAGAAGCAACTCGACGACTACCAGCGCACGCATCTGCTGTACACCACCGCGCAGGGCAAGACGATCGAGCAGGGCAGCAAAGAGGCCGGCGCCAATGAGAAGGTCATCCACACCATCCAGGACCTGAAGGATGGGCTGGCGCAGTCGCACGCCGCGTATCAGCAGGCGATCACGCAGGCGTCCGACTACGCGTCTAAGCAGGGCGATTCGGCGCTTGCGTCGTCGATTGCCAGCGGCGCCTACATCGAGGCAGCGAAGAAGCTGGGTGTGACCGGCGACGCGTATATCAACGCGCAGCTTGCCGCGGACAAGAACACCCAGTCCATTCAGGCGGCCACGGTCGCGATGCAGCTGGAGAACAACGCGGCGGGGCTGCTCGACCAGGCGTTGCAGTCACTGGGTGGGAACAACCTGGGGGTGGCGCAGGCGACCACGCAGGCGATGTCGGCGGTCGCAGCCTCAACGTCCGCTCTGCACACCAACGGGACGACACTCGATCAGAACACCGACAAGGGACGGGCGAACGCGACCGCGTTGCAGCAGTCGGCGTCGAGTTCGATCGCGCTTGCCCGTGCGGTGGAGCAGCAGACCGGGTCAACGAACAAGGGCAACGCGGCCCTGGCGGACAGTAAGACGCGGCTGGAGAACGCGCTGCGGTCCCAGGGGCAGTTGACCCCGGCGATCCAGGCGTACATCGACACCCTGTTCAAGATCCCGGCACGCAAGTCGACCACCATCGATCTGGCCGACGCGGCAGCGAAGAAACGGCTTGATGCCTACTACGCCGCGATCAACGCGATCCCGCATTACTGGGAGACGCAGCTGATTCTGAACACGTCGAATGTGGCGAACAAGCTTGCCGCGATGAAGGGCGCCATCGGGGTCGGCGCGAACGCGGCGGGGACGCAGGACTGGCGCGGTGGCCTGTCCGTGGTCGGCGAGAACGGCCCCGAGGTCGTGTGGATGCCGCAGCACGCGAAGGTTTACCCGGCCGGGTCGGCGCAGACGCAAGCCGTGATATCCGGGACGGGCACCGGCGGCGGGGGCGTGCAGGTCACGCAGCACATCTACCCGTCGCCGGGCATGGACGAGGCCGCCGTGGGCGCTAAGTCAGCGCGCTACCTCGCGCGGCTGGTCGCCTGATGGCGATCGTCACCCTCAACGGGCTCCTCATGGACGGTGGCAGCCTCGGCGTCCGCTGGTCCCACCGCCAACTCGTCGGCTGGGCCGACGGGGCCGGCACGACGTTGAAGCGGACGCAGAAGCCGCGTGCTCACGGCTCGTGGCGGTCCGAGGCGTTCTACACCGACCGCACGATCATCGTCACCGGCCGGATCGCCGCCGCCGACGCAGGTGTGGTGCGGGACGCGGTAGATGCGATCAAGGCCGCGTGCGCGCTCGACGAGGTGCTGCTGTCGGTCGACGAGCACGGCCTGGTCCGTACAGCGATGGTGTCCGAGGCCGACACGCCGCAGATCACCGAGTACCCGACACCGCTGGTGAAGGACTATTCGCTGCAACTCGCCGCCGCCGACCCGCGTAAGTACGGCGCTGAGGTGGCCTACTCAACGCAACTGCCGACCTCAAGCGGCGGCCTCACGTTCCCGATCACCTTCCCGATCACCTTCGCGGCCACCGTGGTCACCGGCACGATCGGTATCAGCAACCCCGGCAATGTCGAGTCACCGATCCGGATGCGGGTCGACGGACCGTGCACCGGCCCGATCATCAGCCACGTCGCGGCCGGGCAGCAACTGGTGTTCGCGTCGTCCTACACGCTCGCGGCGGGGAACTGGCTCGACATCGTCATGGGCGGCGGCCGGGAACTGTCTGTCCTGGAGAACGGGCAGGCTTCCCGCAACGGGTCGATCACGTCGCGGGCCTCGTTCGGGCTCGACCCCGGGGCCAACACCGTTGCTTTCAACGCCGCCGTCTACGACGCGGCGTCGCTGCTGACCGTCTACGCCTCGCCGGCGTGGCTGTAGGAGGAAACGCCGTGACCTGGTCGTGCCTTGCCATCAACGCCTCCGCCGGTTCGCCGGCGTATGCCGCGCAGCTGTTCCGCAATGCCCTGTCGGCGCTGCTCACCCCGCACACGTCGGGGTCGGCGCGGCCGCTCGGATCCTGGTCCGGCCGGCGCCCCGGTGCATGGCTGGTCACCGCGGCGACACCCGGTAGCGCCATCACCATCGCACCCGGCAGCGGGGTCCTGGACGTTGAGACGCCGGTGGCGACCAGCGCCTATCTCGTCGCGTCCGACGCGAACGACACGACGCTGACACTCGGGGCGCGGCACGCCACCCTCGACCGCATCGACATCGTGTCGGTCCGCGTCGATGACACCGACGTGGATGCCTCGGGCAACCGCCAGGCCATCCCGGTCTACACGCCGGGCACCGCCGGCTCAGGCGCGCCGGCCACCCCGGCGCGGTGCTTGCGGGTGTGCACGGTCCTGGTTCCTTCGGTCGCTGCAGGAACCGGCACTGTAGTCACGATGGACTCCGTGCATACGGTCGCAGCGGGTGGGCTGCTGCCGGTCGCCGCGGGGGTACGCCCCACGACCCCGTACACCGGGCAGCCGATCTATGACGGCGGGGCGCTGCATTACAACGGGACGACGTGGGTGCCGTTCGGGGAAGGCGCGCTGCGGCGGATCGTCCAGGTCGCGACGTGGGCGGATTTCTCGTCAACGTCGATGACCGCGCTCGCTACCTGCCCGGGCCTGGCGGTTCCGAAGTGGGCGCAGGACGGCACCCGAACCGCACTGATCACCGCGAGGATCAACGCCACGGCGATCAGCGCCGCGTTCGGCGCGCAGGTCCGGATAGGGCTCGGCGCTACCGTCCCCCCCGAGGCGCCGCAGGTGTTCAACGGAGACGCGAACAACTCGTTCACCATCGAAGTCGCCGGGACGTTCACCATCCCCGCGTCGACGACGTCGCTGACGCCGGTCTTCCAGGCAGCGAAGATAACCGCCGGGGGCGCCCTGCGGTCGTCATCTGGACTGATCATCTGGGAAGCGTTCATCACGTGAGCCTGACGTGGGTATCGGTCAACGCCCGAACCGGACTCATCGGCATCGACCTCACCGACCTCGTCACCCAACAGCCCCTCGCCACCACGATCGGGCAATACGAAACCAACACCGCGGCCCTGCCGTTACCGAAAGACGTCATCGCCTGGGCCAAGTCGCAAGCCGGCACGATGCCCGCCGGGCAACTCGCCGACTGGCGCGAAGCCACCCGGCCAGGCGCCTCGGTCGCGGTAGCGCTCGACGAGGCGGGCAACCCGATCTGGGGCGGCCTGATCCTGGCACGCACCACCGACCACACGGCCGGGGCCGTACTGTCACTGGCCACGCTCGAGGCGTACTTCGATCGCCGCTACTGCGGGGACTACACCTCGACCGTGACGGGCGAGAACGACATTGTCGCGGCCCTCATCGGCCAGTTCATCGCCGAGGGCACGCTGCCCGGCCTACCGATCCGGGTGCAGACCTCCGGCGCGAACACACCCCGCGCCCAGTCCTACCTCGACGCAGACGACAAGACGATCTACTCCGTGCTGCAAGGCGCCATCGGCCAGGGCCACCCGGAGTGGATGATCGGCTGGGAACGCCAGCACGCCCCGGAACGGATCACCCCGGTGCTCTACGTGGCTGACCGCCTCGGCACGGCCGCGATGATCGGCCCCAACGCCACCTTCTCCCTGCCGGGCTCGGTGATCACAGCCAGCCTGCTCGAGGACTACACCTCAGGCAAGGGCGCCAACCGTGTCACCGCCAGCAGCGGACAGGGCACCGGCCGCCTAGCCCAGTCCGCCAACGCGGCCAGCTCCGATGGCCGGCCCACGTTCGAGTACCGCTGGTCCCCGAGTGACACCATCAGCAGCACCGCCACGCTCCTCGCCCACGCCCAGCGCGCCCTGGCCATCCTGGCACCCGGGGCGAAGGGCCTCACGTTGACCGCCAACGTCTCGGGCGCCCCGGGCCAGCGGGCGCCGGTGCTCGGGGACGACTGGCACCTCGGTGATGACGTCGGCTACGACCTGCTCGCGCCGGCGTGGATCGACGGCCTGCAAGGGGTAGCGCGCTGCATCGGCTGGGAACGCGACGACTTCACAGTCACCCCGATCCTCGCCGTCCCCGACCTAGCGGCGGCCTGACATGCCAGACCCAGGACAGCCCGGCGACCCGAAACCGAAGAACGACGACTGGCTAGTGCGCCGGATCCAGGACGTCGAACGGGACGTGCGCGAGTTCAAGCAGGCGCTCGGGGCACAGACCGGCTTCACGTTCGTCGACGGCAAGATCATGTCGGCGACGTTCGACGGTAGCCTCGAACACCCCGCCGCCGCCGGCACGTCCGGTGTCGGGATGGGCGGCCCGGACGACACGATCGTCGTCAACAACATGGTCATTCGCGGGCAGATCATCGGCGACGACGCGCTGACCAATCCTGTCGACGGCACGGCAGCTGACGGACTCGTCACGGGAACCCTGTCGGGAACCGCCCTGTTCACGACGAAGACGATCACCCCGCCGTCGGGATTCACCGAAGCGCTCGTCATCGCCGTAGCTACCGGTGGCATGACCGCGACCGCCGCCGGGAACGGTTACTTACAGGTTGCGGCGTTCATCGACGGGACCGGGCCGACCATCTCATCGTGGTGCATCAACGGACTGGCCGTGTCCACGACGTCGTCGTATGCCGCGCACCTCACCGGGCTGAGCGGGTCATTCACCGTGCAGGGCGCGGCGGCGACTACGGGGGTATGTCAGGCCGGGGCTGGCAACATCCGAGTGTCGTCGATCGTCACTTTCCTACGGTGACGGCTCGCACATCGACAAGCCACCAGCGACCCGCGAGCAGGTCGCGCCGGGGTAGCTTGGCACGGGCGGCATCGACACTCCCGGGTCATCACTGGTGGTTTCCGGCGCGGGCTGAGTAGTCGTCGGGTCCGCAGGCACAACCTGCTGCCGCTGCACGGGCGCCTGGCTGGTCGCTGGCGGCACGTAGACCGACGTCGACGGCTTCGCCACCACCGGCTTGGGCGCGGGCTTCACCGTCGCGCTGGTGCTCGGCGCCGGGGCGCTCGTGCTGACGTTCGCGACGACCTGCACCGGCTGGGGCGGGGTGGACGTGCCGCTGCTGGTCGACATGACGATCGCGGCGGCGATGCCGCCGATCCCGGCCGCTGTCGGCACGACGATCGCGGCTAGGCCTAATCGGTACTGCCTGGTGTTCATCGGTTCTCCCCCACGTAGCGCCGTAGCGCGTCTCTCAGGATCTCGGACAGGTTCTCGCCGCGTTCTGTTGCGACAGCTTGCGCTTCGTCCCAGAGCACGTCCGGTACGCGGATGACTCGGTTCTTCATTGCCGGTCCGGACTTCCGCATGTGCAAGAGCGTACGGCGCATGCATATGCGTTGTCAAGCCGGTGCCGGGGGATGCGACCCGCGATCAGCGTGAGGGGTGACGGTGGGTGAGATACCAGCGGCCAGCGGTTGGCTGGCAACAGTCATCCTCGGCGGCGTCTACCTCGTCACCAAGATCCTTGAGCGCCGCACCGCCCGGCAGGCCGACAAGGAACGCGGCCCCGTCGAGGGGTTCACCGCGCTCGCCACGGCGCAAACCCAGTGGCAGGAGCAACTCCTCGAACGGCAGGGCCAGCTACTCGAGCAGCTCGCCGACTACCGCGCCGAAACCAAGGCGCTGCGCGCCGAACTGTCCGTGGCCCGCGAGGAGATCACCGCGCTGCGTGAGCAGATCAGGGAGAGCGGATGACCGGTAACCACGTCGACCCGACCCCCGCCGGGAAGCTCGACCGTAAGGCGGCCGGGTACCGGTGGGTGTCGACGGCTGCGCTGATCCTCGCCGGTCTCGCGATCGTGTGGCAGGTCTCGTTGCAGGTCAACAGGCACGGCCAGGACCGCAAGATCAACCAGCTCAACGGCGCGGTAGCCACGCTGCAGGCGGTCGGCAATGCGAACGCGTCGGCAGCGCGCAAGGCGGGCGGCACCCCGGTGCCGGTGCCGCAGTTCACCTCACCGGCCCAGGTAGTGCCGATCCCCGGGCCGCCCGGCTCAGTCGGCGCTACGGGTGCGTCCGGGGCGAAGGGCGACCCCGGGGCACCTGGGGCCCGCGGACCACAAGGGCTGAAAGGTGAGACCGGGCCGGGCGGGGCGTCGGTGACCGGACCGGCCGGTGAGAACGGCGGGCAGGGCGCCACCGGACCCACAGGCCCGGCCGGTGCGCAAGGCGAACCCGGACCCGCGGGGGCCGCGGGCAGCGACGGCGCCACCGGCCCAACAGGTCCGGCCGGCCCCGATGAGTGCGTCAAGGCCGGCGGCACGTGGATCACCCAAGACCCCGGCCTACCGGGCGGGCAGCCCCAGCTCGTATGCCAACTTCCATCCACCGGAGGGAACTGATGACCCCTCCGGCCGACTACTCGCTCCGCGCCACCCACCGACCGAAACCCGAGTTCTGGGTCGACCCGTACGCCGACATCACCCCGCTCGCCCACGCCGAGCTCGCGGCCGGGCCGGTGACGTTCTTCGCGGACATCTCCACGTATCAGCCGCTGGTCAACTCGTCCTACCCGTACCCGGTGCTGGGGTTCCGCGCCGACACTGGCACGTCGACCGACAGCCACGCTGCGGGGAACTGGGCCTACGCCGACGCCCACCCCGACCGGCTGCGGGTCCTGCTCCCCTACATCGTGTTCAAACCGGGCGAAGCAGCCGGGATCCAGCAGCGGCTGAAGGACCTGTTCGGAGTTGACTGCCCGCCGCGGGTGGCGCTGGAGATCGACATGGAATCCGGGGTCGATTTCGCCGGCCCGGGGAACCATTCCAGTGAGGCGAATGACCTGATCGGGTGGGCCGCGCAGTGGTCCGGGTCGCAGTTGTCGACCGAGGGGTACGCGAACGACCCGGATTGGGCTGGCTGCTGGCCGTCCCGCCCGGCGTGGATGAAGCGGCGGATCGCGGACTACAGCTCCTCCCCGACCCCTGCCGGGTTCTACGCCCGCCAGTACTACGGCGCGCTGCCCTACCCGTCACCAGCCGGATGGCCCCGGTCCTGCGCACCGTTCGGCGGGTACGTCGACATGAACGCCATCCCGAGATCCATCACCCAGATCGAAGCCGACTTCGGCATAGGAGATGCAGACATGCCTCTGACAGGTCCGGACGTGAACGCTGTTGTCGCTGGAGTGAAAGCGATGCTGCAGATCGGGGGGGTGCTCACCGACAACAACACGCAGACCGAGCAGCTCGAGGCGTGGATGAACGGCAAGTTCGGTGCGCTCGCCACCGCGATCGCTGGTATCCACGCCGGGCAACTCGACGAGGCGGCGTTGGCTGCGGCGCTGCTCGCCGCGGGGTTCTCCGACCAGTTGGCCCGTTCCATCGCCGCGCACGTCACCGTCACCCTCAACGTCAAGTAGCCAAGCCTCCCCGTCGACCCCCTGGAAGGGGTGCTTCGCCATGCTTTCCAACTTCGTGCTCTCGCTGGTCAGAACGTGGGTGCCGATCGGTGTCGGCTTCGCGTTGACGTGGCTCGCGTCCACCCTGAAGATCGTGGTGGACCCGTCGTCGCAGGCGGGCCTCGTCGCGCTGTGCGTGGCGGTGCTGTCCGCCGGGTACTACTTCCTGGCCCGGCTGCTGGAGAAGCAGTTCCCGTGGCTGGGTGTGCTCCTGGGCGCTGCCGCGAAGCCGACCTACACGAAGCCTGGCGCCTGACGTGGCCGGTGGTGCCCTCGGACAGCGATTCCCGGTCCCCGCCACTGCGGAGGAGCGATGGTGGCTCCGCGTGCAACCGATCGAGAGCGGATGCTGGGAATGGCAAGGCGCAAAGTGGCACCACGGCTACGGCAAGTTCTA